CCCGCCACCGGCAAGATCACTGCCGCCTACCACACGGTCGGCGCCGAGATCAACGGCCAAGCGGGTAACACCAACGAGAAGGTCATCACCATCGACGACCTCCTGATCGCCGACGTGTTCCTCGCGAACATCGACGAAGCGATGACCCACTACGACGTGCGCGGCATCTACTCGACCGAAGCTGGTCGCGCGCTCGCGTACAAGTTCGACCAGAACGTGCTCCAGTGTATGGTGCTCGCGGCCCGCGCCGCTGCGCTCATCACGGGCGGCAACGACGGCACCGAGTTCACCTCGGCGACGACCCTCTACAAGACCTCCGCAAGCGACCTCGCGGCTGGCATCTACGCGGCGGCGCAACAGTTCGACGAGGACGACGTTCCCTCCGAGAGCCGTGCCTGCTTCGTCAAGCCCGCCCAATACTACCTGCTCGCGCAGGCGGTGAACCTCATCAACAAGGATTGGGGTGGCATGGGTTCGTACGCGGACGGCAAGATCGTCAAGATCGCCGACGTGGAGATCGTCAAGACCAACAACCTGCCGACGACCAACATCGCGACGGGTCCGGCTGCCTACCAGGGCGACTTCACCAAGACAGCGGCGGTCATCACGACCCCGATGGCTGCGGCGACCGTCAAGCTGATGGACCTCGCGGTCGAGTCCGAGTACGACATTCGGCGTCAAGGCACGCTGATCGTCGCGAAGTACGCGGTGGGCCACGGCTACCTGCGTCCTGACTGCGCGGTCGAACTCAAGACCACGAGCTGATCCCTCGTTCTCCTCTACCCACGCCGGGTGGGCCTAATAGCTCACTCGGCGTTTTTTTCGGGAACCCACATGGCTTACTCTGAAACCCGCAGCATCAGCATCAAGAAACGCGCGAACGAAGACAAGACGCTCACGACGAGTGGCGTCGGCACCGGCTACATCGTGGTCGGCGTACCGGCAGGCGTCACCGCAGTCACCGCGCAAACCATCGAAGGCGTGTCGGCGAACCTCTCCGCAGTCCTCGATGCCTCCAACTTCACCGTGACTCTGTGGGCGACCGCAGGCACCTTCGCTGTCTCCAAAGACGACGTGATTGTCCTCACGCTCACCCAACAGAAGCAGTACGGCCTCGAAAAGGCGTACGGCGTCGACCACACGGTAACCCACCCGTAATCCCATGGAACTCACCCGCACTTCAGAACTGGATGCTGTGAACATCATCCTGTCCATCATGGGCGAAAGCCCGGTGGACACGCTCGACGTGTCGGGCAACGTGAACGTCGACCGCGCTCAAGCGTTTCTCCGGGAGTTCTCCCGCGAGATTCAGGAGCGCGGCTGGCACTTCAACACGGACGAGGACTACGCGATGGCGCGCGACGTGGACACCAAGATTCCGGTGCCCTCCAACGTGCTGCACATCACGACCTCCGGCTCCCACAAGTACACGTACAACGTGGTCGAGCGCGGCGGATACCTCTACGACGTGAAGGATCAGACGTTCCTGTTCGACGAGGCGCTCGACTGCCGAGTCGTGTGGTTCTTGGACTTCACCGACATCCCGGAAGCGGCCCGGCGCTACATCACGATCATCGCGGCTCGCGCCGCGCAGGAACGGATGCTCGGCTCGGAAGCCCTCCACAAGTTCACCGCCGATGACGAGGGCCGCGCCCTCACGTCGCTGCAACGCTCCGAGCTACGCCTGCGGAAGTCCCGCAGCACGACCGGCTCGTGGACCGTGTACTCCACCCTTCGCAACCGAGTGATCTAATGTCCTTCATCAGCAAATCCATCCCGTCGCTGTTCGGCGGCGTGTCGCAGCAACCGGCCCCGCTTCGCGGCCCGAGCCAGTGCGAAGCGTCGACGAATGCGTACCCGTCGATCTCGGTGGGTTTGCGGAAGCGTCCGCCGACGAAGCATCTGGCGGATCTGCGGGCATCGACCGCGACCGATGCGTTCATCGCGGTCTACAACTACTCGAACGCGGACAAGTACGTCATCCTACTGCTCGACGGCAGCATCGAGGTCTACCACTCGGACGGCACGCTCTGTACCGTCACGGCGACCGACCGCACCGCGTGGGCTGCCAACACGGCCTACTCGCTGAACGACGTGCGGATGCCCACCACGCCGAATGGGTTCGCCTATCGGTGTACCGTGGCCGGCACGTCGCACGCCTCTAACGAGCCGACGTGGCCCACCACGCTCGGCAACACGGTGGTCGACAACACAGCCACCTGGACGTGCATCCCGGACTACCTGTCCTGCGACACGCCCCGGAGCGACTTCGCCACCGCAGTCTTCGGCGACACCGTCATCATCGCGAACAAGACGGTCACGACCGCCATGCGGGCGGACACGTCTGGCGGCTCGCTGAACTCGACGGTACAGACCTTCTCGGCGCTCCCGGCCCACGCGGCCGGAAAGCTCTGCAAGATCGAAGGCGACAACACGAACACCTTCGCGTCCTACTACGTGGTGTCTGACGGCACGACGTGGACCGAGACACTCGCCCCCGGCGAGGTCTACAAGATGGACGAGGCGACCCTGCCGCACGCGCTGACGCGCACCGGCACCTACACCTTCACGCTCGACAACTCGACGTGGAGCGCGCGGGCGGTCGGTAACACGACCACGGTCTCCAACCCGAGCTTCATCGGGAAGAAGATCAACGACGTGTTCCTGCACCGGAACCGTCTCGGCATGATCGCGGGCGAGTTCATCGTCCTGTCGCGCTCGGCCGACCACTACAACCTGTACCCGCAGTCGGCGACCACGGTACTCGACAACGACCCCATTGACCTGACCACGTCGGGCACCAAGAAGGTCGTCCTCCAGTACGCGATTCCGTTCAACACGGCGCTCCTGCTGTTCTCGGACCAGACGCAGTACCAGTTCTCCGGTGGCGACACGCTGTCGCCCCGGTCGGCCCGGATCGACCCGATCACTGAGTTCGAGTCGGACACCGCGTGCCGCCCGGTACCCCTCGGCCAGGAAGTCTTCTTCGCCGTGAGCCGGGGCACCAGCACCGCGATTCGGAACTACTTCATCGACACCGAGGCGCTGACCAACGATGCGTCGGACGTCTCGGCGCACGTCCCGAGCTACATCCCGGACAACGTCTTCAAGCTGACCGCTTCGACGACCGAGGACTTGCTGTTCGCGTTCTCGCTCGACGAGCGCAACGCGATCTACTGCTACAAGTTCTACTGGCAGGAAGACAAGAAGGTGCAGGCGGCGTGGCAGAAGTTCGAGCTATCCGACATCGACACGATCCTTGGCGGCGAGTTCATCAACAACATCTGCTACCTCGTGATCCAGCGCGCCGACGGCGTGTATCTGGAGACGCTGGATATGCAGCCGGTGAACACCGACGATGACGTCGGCTACCTCGTGTCTCTCGACCGGCGCACGTCGCTGACCGGAGTCTACGACGCGGCCAACGACTACACGACGTGGACCCTACCGTACAGCGACGCCGGGACGTTCCAAGTGGTGCTGCCCGAAGACTTCTCCGGCCGAAAGGGCGAAGTCTTCACCTGCACGCGCCCGGCGAACACCACGGCGCGCGTCAATGGCGACCTGTCGGCCCACCCGGTCTACATCGGGCGCCAGTACGAGATGCGCTACCGGATGTCCGAGATTCACTACAAGGATCAGGCCGGTCTCCCGGTCATCGGCGGTAAGCTCCAACTGCGCCGCATTGCCCTCAACTACTCCGAGTCGGGCTACTTCAAGGTCGAAGTCACGCCGCTCGCATCCACCACGACGTACTCGTACGTCTTCAACGGGATGCTGCTCGGCACATCCTACCTCCTCATCGGCACCCCGTCGCTCGCCTCGGGCACCTTCCGGTTCCCCGTGTTCAGCAACAACATCGGTCTGGTGGTGGAAGTGGTCAACGATTCCCCGATGCCCTCGAACCTTCAGAGCGCGGAGTGGGAAGGCGAATTCACTCTGAAGTCACGACGTCAAGGCTAACCATGTCCCTCTTCGATTTTTCTTTCGGCTCACTCGGGCTTGACAGCTTCGACGACTTCTTCTCGTCGGTGAGCAAGTATATGCCGGTGCTCGACCTGGGCGCCAAGGTGATTGGCGGCATCGCCGACTACTCCTCCAAGAAGAAGCAGGCCGACCGCATGACCTCCGCGATCACCCGCGCGGAGAACGAGAATGCGGCGGCCATCGCCGAGCGCGCGGCGCAGGTCTCTGACCGCAGTAAGCAGGAGCAGAACGTCCGTGCCCGCGCAGCGATGATCGAGAAGGCGCGCCTCAAAGCCATCGCGGCCGAGAGCGGCCTGACCGGCGCCTCCTTCAACCGCGCGTTCAACGCGGAGGACTGGGCGGCAGGCCAGGACATCGGTCAGCTTCAGCAGAACGAAGCGGCCGAGCAGCGCCAGCTCCAGCGCGAAGAAGCCAAGATTCACGCCGCCTCCAACATCGACCGCTCGAAGATCGTTTCCCCGTCGCTGTTCGAGACCGGACTCGGCCTCATCGGTGCCGGACTCCAATACGGCCGCCCGCGCGCCGAGATCAAACGCGAATCCCCCGGAACACAAATCTACCACTAAGGCCACACCATGCCGCGCTACCGCGACAATCGAATCGACGTTGACACCCTGCGCTCTGCCGAGACGCAGCCGGTGATGCAGGAGATCACCGCCCGCCCGGTTGCAGTCGCGGACCCAGGCCAAGTCGACGACGGGTTCGAGGGGGCACTCCTGCGGGGGCTGTCCAAAATGAATCCCGCGCTGTCCGCGTGGGCGGACGCTGAGAACTCGATGCAACGCGCCGAAGCACAAGAGCGCATGCGCCGGGAAGAAGCGGCCGAAACGGAGCGCGGCTTGGCAGCGGCGGCGGCCGGAGAAGCAATCCCACCCGAAGCAACCCGGTCGTACCACGACGGGTACATGCACGGCTCCGGCCGCCGCACGGCTATGCAGGACGCAGAGGCCGTGCGCGCCGAGTGGGCGAAGGCGAAGGTCGAGGGAGACTTCGATCAGGACAAGTTCTTCACCGAAAAACTCGCCGCATCCATCAAGGACATTCAAGACCCGTTCTACATCAAGGGCTACCTCGCGCACTACTCGCAGGTAGAAGCGCAACTCCGGGAGGAGAAGCGCGCCGAGGACAAGCAGGCGCAACGCCAGCTTGCCCAGGAGAACCTCGGGGTCGCCTCAACGCGCCTCGCGGAGCTTCCCGGCTCCCCGGAAGACCACGTCGCCGACAGGCTGACGTTCTTCGCGGAGCAGCGGCAACTCGGCATGGCGCCGGACGCGATCTGGGATTCCTACGTCGCGGCCGTCATCAACTACGCCGAGAAGACCGGCGACGTCGGTGTGCTC